GCTATGGCCGTTTGCCTTATCACCCGACAGTTCATCTCAGTCCCAATATCCCTTCTTGGGAAGTAACCATAGAGAAGCGCCTATGAATGGCGCATGAACGGTACTACTTCGACCGGGCAGGCTGGCGCGTTCCCGGTTTGGCGGCGGCATCGTCCACCTTGGCGCCGAGCGCCGCAAGACCCAAGCCGCCCAAGATGATCGGAAGTTCGGTGACGAGATCGGCCAGGGACGCGTCTCCCACGGCCCAAAGTCCGACCGCGGAGACCGCGGCGGTCACGCCCAGAACCTGGGTCCGGTAGCCCTTGGCGAAACCACCGGTGAGAAGCCAAGCGAATGAATTCATGGAAGTCTCCTTCTTTGATTAGACGATGGGAAGAAAGCGCTCCTCGGCGAGGAACCCAGGCAAATGCGCTCAAGCAGCGCGAAGCGCGGCGCAAATTAGGATGGCCAACGATAGCCAAGCACGAGGCTCTTGCGGTAGGCGGCGAAGCACACGCTGTCGGATTGATTGCCCCCGAGACAGATAAGACGGCCGTTCTCCTCACGATCGAAGAAGGTCACGTGACCCTGCCAGCCTTTGCCACGCTTCAGCACGACGACGCAGCCTTGGCGCGGGGCCGCAAGCTTCTCTCCCCACGAAAGATAAGAGCGTGCCGCGAGCGAGCCGGTCGGCTCGACACCGGCGCGGGCAAGCACGGCGCCGACGAATGCCGCGCACCACGGCACGCTGTCGTGCATCACGTGGCAGGCATCGCGGTAATAGGCTTGCACAATCGGATTGTCAGCGCCGCCAGGCGCTTCCTTTACGCCGCGCTCGGCGAGCGCCAGCGCGTACCACCGGGGAAGCGGCATCGTAGATCCTCGGACTGTTGTGAGGTTGTTCTATCGACCGCGCATGGCGCGGTGCTGTTGAACGATCTTGAGAACCACAAGCACGAAGGACGCCAGACCAGTCAGGCTGCCAATCGAGAGCGTGAGCACATGCAGCCAAGGCGACGCGACGTTCGGATCGATCATTGCTGCAGCAAAGGAAACGCCGGCACCACCCGCACCGGCGGCCACAGCCTGGCCTGAAGTCATATGCTCAACGGACCGATAGATCATGGGAACGATTGTCATTGAAGATGCGCCTTTACCATCCGCTCTCATGGTGTCGTGAGGTTTTGCAACTCCGCATCGTTGACGCGAGGACGCGGAACATAAACCGCGCTGTAGATGTAGCCGTCCGAAGCCACGATTCCCTCCCGGCGCGTTGCCAAGCCCAAGCTCCGAAGGGCCGGTTAAACCGACAAGATCGACCGACGTGTCGGTTGCAACAGTCCCCCCATTAAGACAGGCGGCAAAGTCGTCTTCGGCGTAGGATATGCCGACCTTGCTTCTCGTGTTTATGGTTGCGGCTCCGACGTTCACTGTAGCCGCGTCACCGCCCGTGTTCTGAATTCTAGTATCGCCGTCGACGATGAGAAATATTCGAGGTACGGCGTTGGGCGACGAACCGTCGCTCTCTAGAAGACGCCCACCCGAAGTAATCTCTTGAACTCGATAATCCACATTCCTTGTTCCATGTCGTGCGGGTAGGTGCTGGTTTGGAAAATTGGAAGGTCTTCCGTTCGTGCAACAGTCGCGGTGAACGTTGGAATGGGAGAGGTCGCAACATCGCCTCTTTCTATTTGGGCCTGCCATACATGGATGACGCGGCCTGCGTCAGCGATGCCAGAGAGGGAGTCCGGGTTCAAGAAGACGTGCAGCTCTGCGGTGCCACTTACTGCGCCGGAGGTCACTGGAACCTCAAACCTTTGCCACTCTGTTGTGACGTTAATATTTAGGACTTCAAGCTGGACACCGTTGTAGCGAACACGAAGAGACGCAGTGAATGCGATCGGCGCTTTCAGGAACACGCTTGACACAAACCCTGTGCTAGCAGGGATAGCCCCACCACTGGTTGCTTTAAAAATACGCCCGTAACTGGCCCCGCCATTGTTTTCTGTGAGGGCATACGCCGTTGGTGTGCCATCCGGTGCCGTCACGCCGGACGCAAGGGCCACATTTGTAGAACTCCACGAAGAAAAGTCTCGTGATGGAAAGGCCACATTCGTTGCCTGTGTCTCACTTCTTATGGCGAACACGCCCTCGGCGGCGTCGTATTCTTGCGGAATGCCGATGCGTCTCGACCCGCCCGTTTCCAGATACTTCGTTGCGACAGAGCCGCGATTGATCTGAATGGTATCGAGCGAGCCGGTCAGCGTGAACGTGCCCGACGTTCCCGTGGCAACGAACGTCGCGGGGCTTCCCGTCGTCGCCGACCCGCTTGCCCCGACCGAGCCCGTGATATTGCCGCCGCCGGCGCCCGTCACCTCCACAGTGTAGGTCTCGCCCGTGATGAGCGTCACGTTCTGCGTGGCCGGCGTCGCGGCGTTCAGGAAGAGATTGTGCGGCGTCCAGCGATAGAGCCCATCACTCCAAAGGACGAGCTTCGGTGACGTTCCTTCTTGAATGACGTTCCCGTCATCGAGTGGGACGTTGAGGAGGTTGTTCGCCGGCGTGGTGGAGTGCCGCACCGTCACCGTGCCGTGTGGCGCCTTGGCGTCGACGGCAAAGCCTTCCTGTTCCCCGGCAAGCCGGCCTAACGCACCCTGACCCGCGGCGAGAGGATTGATCGCCAGCATTCTTACGCCTCCTCGGCTGGCAGGAAATAGACCTTCAGCCCGGTCGCCGTGCCGTCTCCGGCCTGCGTCACGACGATCGTGCATTCATCGGTAAAGTCGGCGAACGCGCCGTCGTCGATGACGGGCGGTGTGGCGGCCGTGGTGCTGATTGTCTCGCCGTTGTCGATCGTCAGCGGCGCGGAGAAGATGCTGACGCCGCTGCTCCGCACATCGACGGTGAGAGTGTCGCCAGAACTCTGCACGCTGGTCAGCGAGGCCCTGACCTCGCCCACGTCGATGGCGAAGGGAAAGCGGAAGGCGACGCTCGCACCCACCACGATCGGCGTGAACTCGTCGGACACCGAAACCATGAGCGGCGGTTCGCCGGGCGGGCCTTGGTCGCCAGGATCACCTTGCGGGCCGGGATCGCCCTGCGGACCGGGGTCGCCCTGCGGACCGGGGTCGCCTTCGGGCCCTTCGATGCCCGCAAGCGCCCAGGCCGCGCCGTCGAAGCGATACATGGCGTCTTCATCGAGCACCCAGGCGAGCCAGCCGGCACCGGAACCCGCGCCCGGCAAATACGAGCGCCACTCCGTCGATGAAGCGGGCGACGCGGTTCTCCCAGCCTACCCACGCACCGGTCGCCGTGCCGGCGACGATGTAGCAATCGCCCTCGTCCGGTTCCGCCGGCGGCGTGATCAAGTCCTTGTCGAGCACGCTGAGCTGCACCAGCGTATCGAGCAACGTCATCGCCTCGTTGTGCGTCACGTGCTTTTGCGCTTGAGACGCCGCGATGAAGGGGATGCGCAGCTTCGCGCTCTCTTCGGCCATGTTTGATTCCAGTATTGATTGAAGATCAGGGCCCAACGCGCTCAAGCAGCGCGAAGCGCGGTAGCGCCATTGGACAGGAACTAGTGCTGATAGTCGTAGGTCAGTTGCTCGGCGGCCGGCCCCGGTCCGTAGACGGGGGAGATTTGCGCCACGCGAATGGAGACATTCCACTGCGGCGCACCGAAATCGTCCGTCTGCGTCGCCGCGGGGTAGTGGAAGGTCGGCACGCTCGTCTCAACGCTACGCAAGACAGTGCCGCCCGGCCCATCGAGAATGTCGAGCTGGTAAGCTTCCGCATCCTCGCCCAACGGCACTTCAAGGCCTTGCCAACTGTCGCCGCCGGCCCGCGTGCGCCGCGCCCACAGAAACGTCCAGTCGCCGGTTGCCGGATCGCGCTTGCCTTGCAGATGCACGGGCCGCATTGGCCGCAACCCGAGCCCCTGGAAAGCATGAACGGTCGTACCGTAAGAGCTCGCGTCCAGGCTTTCCGTCGTCGGCCCGTATTTGTAGCTGAGTGCGAGCCCGACCTCGTCGGGACGCATGCTGACTTGCGTCACCGCGCTGTTGAGGAGAATGAAGCGTGCACCTGATGCCGGTTGACCATGATCCCTCCTTAAGCTGCCGTGAAAGTGAGCGCGCCGGCGGACTCGAGCCCAAGCTCGAAGCTCACCTCGCCGTCGTGCTGCCCGCCATATTCGAGCGACGCGATCTGGAACGCGCCCTCCACCGTGCCGAAATCCGGCACGATGACCTGCCAGTCGCGTACCGTGCCGGCGAAGAAGTATTCGCGCAGCGTCTCGTCCGACGATGCGTCCTTGAAGATGCCGCTGCCGCTCACCCGCGCGGATCTGATGCCGGCGCCTTCCAGAAGCTCCCGCCAACGCCCGGCGGACTCCTGGTCCGTGACATCGACCGCGCCTGCGTTGAAGGCGAGCGTTCGCGCCCGCAAACCAGCCACTGTGGCGAAGCTTCCGGCTCCATCCGCATCGACTTTCAACAAGAGATCCTTGCCCTTTTGCGCCGTCATGTTTTCGGTCCTCATCGCCAGACAACAAAAAAGGGCGGCCGAAGCCGCCCGCGAAACGCACAATCATTTCCGCACTGCCTTAGGTCGCCAGCCGCGCCTCGACCTGCTTTCGCAGCGTGACGCGGTCGCGCGTGGACACGCCGACAAGCTCGGCCACGCGCCAGACCAAATTCGCCTCGAACTCGTCCACCACGCCGTCAGCCAGCACAACCTCCCACAGCATCTCGACGATGGCCTTGCGCCCGTCCTGGTCGAGCTCGCGGCACAGCACGGATGTGAAGCGATAGAGATCGACCGAGTCACGCTCACGCGCCTCGGCGTCGGCGAACAGCTGCCCTGTCTCGCTGGGCTCGAGATCGAACCGCTTCTGAAGCAGCGCCTTGACCTTGCGCTTCTCCTCCGGATCGAACCGGCCATCGATCCCGCCGGCGGTGATCAGCAGCGCCCCGGCCGCCAGCCGCAACTCCTCCGCGCGCAGATCCTTGACCCGCGCAGGTGAGCGGTCGACGCCTTCCACCAGATCCTTGAGTTTAGTCCACAGCGACATCGGGCCTCCCTCTCGTGCGGACCATCTCCGCCGAGCAAAAGGTCCTACAAAACGACGATGGCCGGGACAAGCCCGGCCATGACAAGAACGCGGTGAATCGTCGAAACTTATGCGGCGACCTGCTGCATCAGCTCCGTCACGGCGCGATAGCGCACGATGCCGTGCGTGGTCTCGCCGTCGGGATCAAGCCGCGCTTCGCTGAATTCATGGCGCAGATTGACCAGATAGTGATCCTCCAACGCCAGCAGCTGATTGTGCAGCACCATGCGGATCACCTCGATGATCTCGTGCACCTGCGCGGTGCTATCGGCGCGCGACCAGACATGCAGGGTGAGGCTATGCTCGTTGCCGTCCTCGGTACCCGTGCTCCAATCGAGGTTCAGGGTCTGGCCGAGTGTGATGTATGGAAATTCAGCGGCGGCCGGCGGATTCGAATAAATGCGCTCGCCACCAAGCAGCGTCGTCAGCTCGGAAGAGCCGGCAAGGGCTTGATAAATACTGCGCTGGAGAGCCCAACTTGCGGCGGTCATCATCGTCTCCATTTACGTCCGTTAACGAACATGTAGGAACTGAAGTTCGCGATGCAAAGCCCTACCGGTCACGACTTTGGGATCAGACCTGGTTTCACGACGACCCAAAAGAAGCTGTCACAGAATTTCGGAGACTTCGCTTAACGCCTGGTAAACGCGCGCGAAAAACCGGCCAAAGCCAAGGGGTCGCCGGTCGCCGCACCGTCCCGTATTCCAGAAAACGCCCGGCCCTATGGGCGGTTCCCACGGCGAAAACCGTGCTCTCGCCGCGGCTTTCGTCGATCGTCTCGACGGTTTCGCCGAGCCGGCCCGGCGCCTCACGCGCGGCGTCCGCGGTAACCATGTCCGCCGCCCGCCGCAGAGCCTGGTTCACGGCCTGGCCGAGCCCCCGCGCCGCGAGACGCCGCTTCAGCGCATCGAGCCCTTTGACCGTCACCGTCATAGATCCCGCTCCTCGCACAGGCAGCGCAGCCTGCGCTTGCGCTCGTCCTCGTCGATGACCGCGAGGATGTGGAACACCCGCGTGCCTTGGCGAAAGCGCATGGCAGGCGTCACCCCGGTCCGATAGCGCAGGGTTACCCCGTGGGTAACCCGCCCCGCCAGCCGGCCGGAGTCCACGCTCTCGCCGCCGCCGCCCGGCTGGATCGCCGCCCAGACCGTCGCCACCGTGACCCAGTCCTCGGTGAAGCCGCCCGCGCCGTCGCTGACGCGCTCAGCCTCCTCGAGCACAAGCCGATGGCGCAGATCGCCGGCCGTCACAACCGCACCCGCCGATATTGCTGCAGCAAGCCGGCGACGATCGCGGGCGCCTCTTGCGGCCCTGCCCCCAATTCAATGGGCTCGCGCCGCTCGAACCAATGCGCCACGAGCAACAGAAGCGCCTGCCG